TCTATATTCAAGAAACTATATGGCGATACATACACGATACCGCTTGTTCCTGACGAGCCTATTACTACTTCTATCCCTACAAGGAAATAATGCTTATGCTTGGTATTGCAACTATACTCCAACGCCTGAAGGTTATATGCTTCCAGGTTCTCTCGTATGTAATGGCATTGAAAACGAAGTTGCTATCAGGGATTACTGGTGTAAAAGTTATGTCACTCATGACCCAATTTGTGGTGCGTATCAAGTCCCTGCTTGTTCAGACTTGGTTGAAAATCAAACCACAGCTTGTACGTTACCTCATTATAGCGGTGCTGTTAATCAAAGCAGGACTTTTAATTGTACTGCAAACGCTTGGTCACCTTGGACAGAAACTAGCAACAATTGCACGCAAGACCCTCCAACGTGTCAAGCAAGCGTTGAAACTAGACAAGTAGCCTGTCAACCAGAATACGTAGGTTCAGTTACAGAGACAAGAACATCATCTTGTCCTGACCCTTATAACCCATCTATATGGGGAACATGGGTAGAAACATCTAATTCATGTGTTAAAAGTGCTACAAACGTCACTAACGTATCTTCACCTGTTAGTCCTAGTAGTCCACTTAACCCTGTAAATAATCCACCTCCTGTTGCAGCTCCACCGCCACCAGAGGTTAATCCATTAGCTTCGCCACCACCTCCTGAACCACCTAAGGTAGAGTCAGCTCCGCCTAAGGTTGAACAACCAAAACAGGAAGTTAAAAGTGAGCCAAAAGCAAAAGAAGACAGCCCAAAAGACCCACCAAAGGCTGAACAAAAGAATGAGAGCAAGGATAGTCCTAAACTTGACGTACCAAAGGGTAAAGAGCTTGTACATGGCTTTGGGATAGTCCTTTCTTTAGAAATACTTAACAAACCTATTATACAACAAATTGAATTAACAGATGCTTTCAAATTTGATACGGAGATAAACAATGAGTTCGGAAAAAATCAAAACCTTCAACTTGAGCTTATCCAGCTCGGCACTTCTGAAGTTGATTTTAATAGCATTGCCAATAGTAGCTGGCTCGGCTTACGCAGGCATAACTTTCTACAACAAGATGGTTTCGGCAATTGAGGCTGTTGACAGTTTAGACTTAGCTCCTATAGAGTCTAAGTTAAATGGTTTAGAGATACAAGTTAAAGCTATTAATGAAAGACAATACCAACTATCAGAGTCTATAATGAAAGCTAGTGAAAAGTCTTCAGACGCTATTGCTAACTCACGTGAGACTTCTGCTATGGTATCAGGACTACGTAAAGAATTAGAAGCAACCGTAAACGCAATGGATGATAAGTTAAATACAGTTAAACGTTCAACTATGAACCCACTATCAAAATGACATTCATTACAGAGAACAATATAGCTAATCTATATTCAGCTCTGATAGAAATGCCTGTCTTTGACGAATACAAATTACCACCAGCATCTAAAGTAGATTTTATCATAGTCAATGACATTGGTATATGTGGTGAATATCAACCACCAGAACAAGGTGAACCTCATGTTATTACCATAAGTGTAGCAAGACATTCACACTTATATCCTGTTCTAATTACGCTATGCCATGAAATTATACACATGTGTGTGTATTTAGACTCACCAAAAACAGAACAATACACAAGCCATAAAGGCTTATTTCTTAAACTACAAAAACGTGTAGCCAATACATTTGGCTTTGACCCAAAGGAACTATAGTGGATATTGCAGAATTTTTAAGGCAATTAACAGAACAAAAAAATACTCAACCAAATGCTACTAGCATAGGTAATGAAAACTTAAACTTAAATGCTTATACTAGACCTACATTAGGTGGCAATGTTAATGCTTATCAAGAAACTCCTGTAGGCTTATTAAGTGGCACTATTGGTAAAGAAGGCACAAATCCAATATACAAAGACGTTGCTTTAACAAACCAAAATTTACGTGGTGGCATATTAAGTCAACCAGGTGATGTTGCTCCTTATGGCGAGTATCGTGATGGTAATATTATGGCTAAAGTTATGGGTGGTAACTATCCTAATGCTTCTGCTAACTATACAACTCCATTAGCAGGTGGTCAGTTTACAGGTGGTGCTAATTATAGCAATCAAGGTTTAGGTATTAATGCAGAATATGCAAAAGCATTAAATGATTGGATATTAAAAGCAAGATTAAATGCTAACCCACAAGAACAACAATTATTACTTGGATTAGGAAAAGGATTTTAAATGTTTAGTATCATCTCAGGAATTTTAGGCTTTGCTACTTCAGGTTTACCATCACTACTTGGCTTCTTTCAGCAAAAAGGTGACCAAAAGCATGAACGTGAAATGGCTCAGTTACAAAATCAACAAGCATTGCTTATGGCTGAAAAAGGTTTTGTATCACAAGAAAAAATTGCTGCAATTGAATTAGAAGGAACGTACGCAGAAACGTACGCACAAGAACGTGAAGCATTATATGAACATGATGCTAAACTTGTTGCTGAAGCAGCACCATGGGTTAAAACTCTTAATGCTAGTGTAAGACCTATTGTAGCATTTACATTTGTAGGTTTACTTGTATTTGTAGACATAGCAGGTTTTATATGGGCTGTTAAATCTACTGGTGGATTTACTCCTGAAGCAATGGATACTATATTCTCTAGTGATGAGATGAGCATTGTAGCGTCAATTATTGGTTTCTACTTTGGCTCAAGAACTTGGGAAAAGAAACGTGAAAGCGTCTAATGTTTGCATACAACTTCTTAAACATCATGAGGGTGTTCGCTACAAGCCTTATACTTGCCCTGCTGGTCTGTGGACTGTGGGCGTTGGTCATCTTATCGGTGATGGTAAATCTCTGCCTAGAGAGTGGAACAAAACTTTTACACCGGATGAAGTAGATGGACTTCTTAAAAGAGACCTCAGTCGCTTCGAGCTGGGAATATCTAAGATGTTACCTAACGTGCCTCTTAGACAACATGAATTTGACGCTATCTTATCTTTCTGCTTTAATCTTGGTCTTGGTTGTTTTCAGCGAAGCACCATCCGTCAAGCGTTGCTTCGTGGAGATAAAGAACAAGCTATGGAGTCATTAGTTAAGTATTGCAGAGCTGGTGGTAAGATATTAAAAGGTTTACAAAACAGAAGATTAGATGAACGCAAATTGTTTTTGGGTATATAATAAAGTATCTCAACGATAGGAGAGTTACTTGAAATATAAATCAGTTCTAGTCATATCTGACTTACATATTCCATATCATCATCCTGACGCATTTGCGTTTCTTAAAGCATTAAAAACTAAATACAAGTTTGACCATATAGTCAACATAGGTGATGAGCTAGACCAACACGCTATCTCTATGCACGAACATAATCCAGACTTATACTCTGCTGGACATGAATTAGAAGAGTCTAAAAAGCATGTAAAAGAATTAGAAAAGATATTTCCTAAAATGGTTTTAGTTCACTCTAACCATAGCTCTTTAGTTTATCGCAGAGCATTAAAGTATGGTATGCCTAAAGCCTACCTAAAGCATTACAATGAGTTCTTAGGCGTTGGCAAAGGTTGGGAATGGGTAGATGACCACACCATAACCCTAAGTGATAACTCTAGGTGTTTCTTTACTCATGGTCTATCTGCAGACGTTTTAAAGGTAGCCCAGCAGTATGGAATGAATACGGTGCAGGGTCACTATCATACTAAATTCAGTATTGGTTATTACAGTAACCCAGATGCTCTTATTTGGGGTATGCAAGTAGGATGTTTAATACATCAAAAGTCTATGGCATTTGATTATGCTAAAAACTTTAAGAGTCGTTTCATTGTAGGTTGTGGAGTTATTATTAACGGTCAACCAAAGCTAATGCCTATGGTATTAAAAGAGAATGGGCGTTGGAATGGTCATGTTTCTTAGGACAATTATGCAACGGTCAGAAGTAGAAATTATTTGCAATCACATGCTTGGAAGAGTAATTGTATCTTGTGAAGCATTACATGGCGATAGCACTATAGTCATCACATTAGATGACGATAGCATGGTAGAAATTAGTGGTGAAGAGCTATCAGTCTATGGTGAACTAACACCTATGGATGATTAAATATATGCGGTCTATCTTGGTTGACTTTCACAAACCAATCATTCACATACTCTTTTAACTCTTTCTCTCCATTACCTTTCTTTCTTAACGTATCATTTTCTAGCTTATAAAACTTATCTATATGACGTTCTTTGTCATTACTAAATCCATATATCACTAATATAGTAAACTTAGGTAATAAAGAAAGTCTTTGTAATAATACTTTTTGACCCCTAGATATTTCTTCACCATCTCTCTTCCATTCACCTAATAATATATGGTTATTAGTTTCTAATATCATATCAATATTAGATGGCGTAATAAATGGATGACTAGGTATTGCACCTTTAAAAAAGCCAAAGTCTACATGAGTAGCTTGGCTATTTCTCATGCCTAACTCAGACACAAATTACAATACCATTAGAACCTACTTGACAGATTGTTACAGAACCATCCGGTGCTAGTATAGTAGTAGTTTGGCTAAATGTTTCTTCAGTCCAAAAAATAGCTAACGCAGCCATTACTACAATAAATACCCAATATATTTTATTCATCATCAAATCTTTGTAATTGAGCTTCTAGTTCTGGTGGAATTTCTGCTTCATCATCACGCATAGCTTCTAATAGTTTATTCTTGTACCATTCTGATTTTTCTAAATCTTGTGAGAATGCACCTTTAAAAGGATAGCGTAAGTCATATTTCATTTTACAACCTTTTAGGTATCCAATAAACTCTTCCTTTGTTAAACGACTAGCAATAATGTCTATTGCTTCAATACCACCCTGTAAGTAATGCGGTGGTCTATTCACTAAATCAACCATATCTATCCCCTTAGAAAAAATAAATCAATTAACTGATAACAACCATAAAAAAACCAACCCATACCACCAACAATCAACAACCATACTACCACTTCTAATATCTTTTCTGCTCTTGCCATTTACCATACTCCCTTCCTACAGTTACAGACACATAATTCCTATTCTTAAATCTTTTATCCAATGTGTTATTGTAAGTCCACTTTGGCAAAGTAAAGTATCCTTGACTTTCTAAATACTTTAATCTAGTTCTACAAACAACGCATTGTTGCACAATACTTTTAATGCTGCAACCAGGATTTGCTTCTATATAACTTATAATAAACTTTGCTTGTCGTTGGTCATCTAGTTTAGTGTACATCTTTTACTCCATGCAATTGTTCTATAAGCCTAGCAAATCTAAATATCTTGTCAATTGTTATTACCTGACTACCGTATCCAAATGCTTCTTTATATACCTTTATAATTTCTTCTTGAGTAAGTGGTTTAGAGTCCACCATGTGCCTCCGTTAGTTTCTTACTATCGTACTTAGATAATCCTTTATATTCTTCTACAGGTTCACCAGGAACTAATGGTGTTATCTTAATATGATGCGTTGTATTCTTTAAGTCGTTTAAATATGAAAGTTGATTAGGATGAAATGACCATAAATAAGACTTCTTTAAGTCACCAGACCTAACATCAAACTCCTCATAAAGCCATGCTACAGGTTCTTTTTTAGCCATTAGTAAAACACCATCCTTCCAATTGTAACATTAGGTTTTTTGTTCCAGATATATTTCATATCTATACTATCGTCATGGAAGTATAAACTATTCCCTACAGGGTTTGCATGCTTTTTAAAGAATAATGTATCTATTACAAGCATCTTAGTCTTTAATAGTGTTTCTTGGTCTATGTTTTTTTCATTAGCTTTCATCATATTTTCTATGCCAACGAATTGCCCACGAGAATATATGACCTCGCACGGTGTGCGACCAAACTTACCAGACCTAACTCTATTCATAATGACATTAATAACCCCTAGCT